GCGCCCGGCTGGCGCATACGAATGATGCCGCCGACCTCATTATTCATCACGTCAGACATGTCCGCCTGCCCTACTACCACCCCTATCCTTGGAGTGTTGCTCATGGCCACGTTGTCTAGGACGCCACGAATGATGGACGTCGCCGCGTCTTGGTCGTCCAGAAGCAGGTCGGCCAGCGAATTGCCCCAGAACGAATGGGGAACAGGGTCACACTCGAACACGGCAAACGGGATTTGGTCGCATGGCTCGGCTGACAGCAGCTTGTAGTCAGTCCCACCCATGATGATGCGGTGGAGCGTCGGAGAGCCAGTGCCGTCGGCGTCAACGCGCATGTAGGCCTCCGTCACCCATACGCTCTTCATTGACGGGTCAATGGCGCTCTCGTCTTCGTCTGGGTCAACTGTGTACCCCCGGCGCTCGTCGTCGTCCTCGTTCAAGCTGTCACGCCCGCCAAGGTCAACGACGTCGTCATACTCAAAGCCCATGTCAACTAGGTCGCCGACGCGCATCTCGCTGCCGTGGCCGACGCAGTAGCAGTCGTCGATGGAGCGTGCGTTGCGGTCAATGAAGAAGTCTTCGGGTGGGATCGACATCATGCGGATGTCGCCAGCGGATGACCGACGGATCAGCTTGACGTCGTGCGTCGTTGGCTGCGGCATTTCCATGCCGTCGGTGACGGTCACGCCAGCCTCCATCGAGTGTTCGATCACTTCGACGTTGGGGTCGGTGATGACCGCAGAATATTGCATGTCATCCAAGCCAGTGAACGTGTGGATCTCCGACGTGTCGCGATCCTCATAAAACACTTTCACGATGCCAGCCTTCTTCAGCAGCGCGTCGTGGAATGCGTCGGACAGGATGCGGAAGCCGTTCATCTCGTTGAATTTGTAGTTGGCGTAGGCCGTCGCCTGCTCCGCCATCTGCACGTCCTCTGGGCCAGACGGCACATACTCAACTGGTCGGCCCGACGACAGGAACACCCGCATCAGCGACGGCTTCACTGCGCGGATCGTGTCGCGCACCTTCGTCGCCACAATCTTGCTTCTACCGTCCTCGTAGCCGAGGTCTGTCTCCCCATCGAAGTACCGTTGCGCCTTCACGCGGCCCTCGGACAGCTCTGACTCGATAAAGTCTGTCGCGTCGGTGATTGCAGCCGACGCGATGGACTCAATCTGATCCTCGGTGAGAGCCTTGAAGCCCTCCTCTTTTTCCTCGACTTCGCCTTCGCCTGCGTCTTCAAACAGGTCAAGGATGTCTGCGTCGTCGATCATGTCTTCGGGGTTCATGTGTTATCCTTACTGGCCTGCTGGCTTGTCAATTGTCATTCTCAGCGGGTTATACGGAGCATCCGTAACCCGTGGTAGAAGGCCGCGAAGTGCTTCACCAGAGAACTCAGAACTTGGGGATGACGCGCCAACCGTTGACGCCCGCCGCGATGCCTGTGTCGCACGAGCTGCAAGTGTTTCGATCAAGCTCTGCAAAACAGCCATTTTGCTTTCGTCCTTTATCGCGGCTCTGACAAGGTCGGCATTCTCTGAGATTAAAATCTGAGCCACTCTTCCACGCTCTGCGTCAGTCAAGTCGCGTGCGAACCTACTAGAGATAGAAGACGCCAACTTGATAATCGAGTCAGGGTTGCCTGACAGGACGCCAGTGATATCGCCAACGGAAACTCCCGCGCCCCTACGGGCGGCCTCCATGCGGCCAGCGTCAGTCGCAGATCCCGCGAGAACCGCGCTAGACGTGGCCTGTGCCTCTGCGGCGGTCTCCAGCTTATAAAGCACGTCGTCAAGCTGGTCCTGGGGGAAAACAGTGCGCAGGATCTGGCCTTCCTTCGTCTCTGGGTTGAGCAGGTTGCGGATCATACTCTGTCGAGACCCAGTTGCCGAACGAGCCTCCAGCGCAGCCATAAGCCCTGCGCGGTATGCTTCAATGTCTTCTGGCGTTGATAGACGGCTAAACTCCATTAGCCGCTCATTGACGTCGCCGACCAATGCCTTCTGCCCTGCGTCGAACACGTCGCGCTGCTGACGCACTGCCGCCGCCTGTGCGCGAGCGGTGGCAAGGTCTGACACACTAGCGTCAAGCGACCCTCGCAACCCCTTCTCAACATCCGCAACAGCTTCACCAGCGCCACCCATGCTCTCACGATAAAGTGCCGTAGCCCTATTACCAACTGCCCGACGCACTCGCTCGGCCTCTGCAATGGTCGGCAGCCGCGTAAACTCAACGCTGCCGTCGTCAAGGATTTTGTAGAACGGCGCTTGGCCCGTCTGAGCGCGTAATATAGTTTCAACTTCTTTTGACGCGGATGGAACCCGGCGCAGGGTATCTTTCAACGCGTTGACCACGTCGTCTGGGGCTGGAACCCCATCGAACGGCTTGTATGCCAACCCCTCGGCAACTCTTGCCACGTCTTCGCTACGGCGCTGCGCCTGGAGCGAACTTGGTGCGCCAGCGTCTGACAGATAGGTGCGCAAATCATCCATTGCGGCCGTGCGGGTCTTCGTGGGGCGGGCTTCCAACCCCTCGGTCAAAATACGTGTAGGATCTCCGCCGCTTGTTTTTAGGCTGCGAACGGCCTGGCGAATAGTAGCGTTCTCTGCCAGGATACGGCCATTGATGATGTCGTCGGCAATCTCGTCTGCAGTCTTGCCTGTCTGCTTGGCTAGCCGCTGTATTTCATTTTCGACAATACTTGACCCGCGACGGCCAACAAGCCGCCTTGCGCTGTCGCTCAGAGCCTTTATGCCGCCACCAATAGCCCGTGTCGCCACGCCGCCCACAGCGGCACCGATTGCACCACCAGCAACGCCGCCAGGGACGCGCTCTGCGCGCTCTGCGAAGCCACCTTCGCCTGTGCCGAACGCATATATGCCGCCCTCAAGTGCGCCCATCCCAGCCATGCGGGCTAGTGACGGAGCGACGGCAGCCGTAGACCCGCCGCCGGTGAACGGCGCCGCGACCATCGCCGCAACAGTCGGGATAGCCGCCCCGCCGATCTCATAGCCCATCGAACTTTTTGGGTATGCCTCTTGGTACGACTTTATCTGGCCTCGGATTTCGGCCAAGACTTCCGCATATGGGCGGCCAGTGGTTACTGATCTCGCCCTTGCTTCTATTTCGTCAGCCGTGCCGAGGGTTAAACCTTGAGCCATCGTGCGGACGCGCTGCTTCGGTGTAGCTGCCGCCCGATCTTCTCTCTCGCGAAGCCGCGCTGATGCTGCGTCGAACGCCTGCTGCTGTTCCGGGGTTAATCCAGCCATTTTATATCATCCTATTCATTGGAATTTGGCCTTTTCGTCTTCCGTCATTTCCTCATACACCGACTGCCATGTGGTTGGGTCATAACCGTCCGGCACTTTGGGCAAGAAGGAGCTGGCCGGCGCAATGGGCTGCGCTGGTTGAACCTCCCCACCGAAGTAAATCAAATCAAACGGGATGGCGTACTTCGCGGCGGCTTGCTCATACCTGCTAAGCGTGGCTTGCGCGCCATTAGCCTTCTGGGTGTAAATGGCCGCAGCGTTTTCTGCGATTTGCTGTCTGGCGGTCAGGGTTAGGGAGCCTTCGCCGGTGATGGCGTTCCTTAGGGCTTGGCCCAAGGCTGGGATGCGAGCGCCTGCGTTTTGCACTGCCAAAACTTCACCCTCGCGGGCGACTGACCCTGGGTCAAGAACCTTGGCGAAGGCAACGGCCAGCGCGTAATCGCTGACTGCGTTAGGGTTGCTGTAAAATTGCATGATGTTCTCGTAGCTTGATCTTACCGTGGTAAAGTCACCAAGCTCCCTGTTGAGATCATCGCGAAGCGCCCCAGCTTGCGTGGCTTTTTCTGGGGTGAGTTCACCTACATCTGGCGCATACGCTACCTCCACTGAACCGTCAGGCATGATGCGAAGAAGTTTGCCGCCAACCTCTTTTAACGTACCCTTCTCGGCGGCTGCGTTTGATGCTCTCTGAGCCTGATATGCCTGCAGCACTTCCGCAGGGTCAGCGCCAGAGTTCAGATACTCAACAAATACTTCGCCGCCGGGCTGCTGAGACAGCCACTGCGCCGTCCTGCTTGATCGCTGCTCAATGTCACGCTGCTGGCGGTTCGCCTGCACTTGCGTTGCTATATTTTGGTCTGGGCGCTGGCGCAGCGTGTTGGCCGCCATCGCGATGTTTCCCATCGTGTTCTTGAATTGGTCGCGCTGGTAGAACGGCAGCGCCGTCTGATCCTGCGCCGACGGGTCGCGCTTCTGCACGCCCATCATCTCAAGTATGCCCTTCGGGGCT